AACAAAATCCTCGATGGACTTCTTGTAGTTGTCCTGTTCGGTTTCTGTAAGCTGCATTCCGAGACCGACTTTCCAATTCTCTTTTTTCATAGCCGTTACGCTCTGGCGTAATGTATTCAAAGAGGATTCCGTGTTGGCGGTTGCCGTTGCGAACTCCTCTAAATCGTCTGCCATATCTGCGAATGTAATCTCGCTTGCCAGCTTCTTTACTTCCTCTAACGACAGGTGGATGTCTCCAAATGCGTCTTTCATCACATTTGCACATTCTTCCTGAAACATCTTTGCGAACTCCTCCGCTGATACTTCGGAATCGTTCATAGCCTGCGCAAGTGCCTCATTCTTGAATCGTACATCGTCAATGTCAAGCCCGGTCGCTTGGAAGATTTTCTGTGCCTTTTCAGCTTCCCTTTGCATTTCTTCAAGGTTTTCCTGATATTCTTCCTTGACCTTGTTGCCTTTTATCCATCCGGCGATACCGCCTACACCTGCACCGATTAAAGCTCCGACCGCTGTACCTAATCCCGGAATAACACTTCCGAGAGCTGCGCCTGCGGCGGCTCCGGCTGCAACGCCTCCGAACTTCCATGCTGCGGATTCGCCGTAAGCTGCGGATTCGTCTTTGTTGTCCGACTTGATAGCCTTATATGTGTCTAATGCTCCGCTTATCACGGTTGCTCCTCCTGCGATAGCACCTGCACCTGCTCCTAACCCTAAAGCACTTAAAGCTCCTGCGGATAGTGAAGCACCGCCAGCCAGATTGCCAGCTCCAAGGTTGATAGCCATTAAGCCAGCATTTCCGAGTAAGCCTGTGCCTGCGCTTGCAGAGCCGAGAAGCGTTCCGATTGTAGGAGCTGCGTTCATTATGCCCTTTCCCATGCTGAAAATAGGGCTACCTAATTTCATAAGCAAGCCTGCCGACAAAAACGATGACAGTGTAGCCGGGTCTCCTCCCGGAAGAATCTTGAAAGCGTTCTGAACCACATTTCCAAGCCCCTCCATGAGCCGTGCGGATATTTGCTCGAAGTCGATACCCTCTGCAAATCCTTTAGCGAACGAAACTCCTACGCTTGCTCCCTCGTCAACCGCTCCTGCTACATCAATGCCTAAAAGTGTAAGGATTCCGAATTTAAGCCCGGAGCCGATGGCATTACCGATATTTCCGGCAATCTCCATAACCTTTCCTTTTCCTGCTCCGTTCCACCATTCTTTGAACGGATTCGCTATAAATTCATCCCATGCGATTTTTACTTTTCCGAATATGTCAGCATTTTTCCATTCGTCCGTGCCTGTAATTTCTCCCCACTTCCGCTTGATGTGTTCTACTTTCTTGTCGAAGAAATCCATAAAATCAGATAATCCCTGTTCAATGTTCGGCATCTGGTCTGTGAGCCAATTTGCAAAGTTCTTGATGTATGGAGCTAACCTTTGACCGAATGAAATCTTTACGCCGTCTGCTGCTGATTGCAGGAGCGTTAGAGAACCCTCCAAATTATCCATTCTGGTATCTGCCATCTTTTCCGCTGCTCCGTCTGCATTATTGATAGCTTCGGTCAGCTTCTTGTAGTCGGCTTCGGAAGCATTCAAGATGGAAAGCAAGCCGCTCTGCGCTCTCGTACCAGCTATGGTATTCGCAAGGTTGGATTTCTGTTCATCATTGTAGCCCTTTGTGGCTTCCCTTAATTGGTCGATGACATCTGAAAGGTCTCTTGCGTTTCCTGACGAATCAAAGAAGTCAATTCCGAGAGCCTTGATTGCATCCTGCGCTCCGTTGGTGTTGGTGGATAACCTTGTCATTATGGAGTTGAGCTGTGTACCTGCGGAACTTGCCTTGATACCGCTATTCGCCATAAGACCAACCATAACGCCGACATCCTCAATCGAGTAGCCGAGCGTTCCAGCCATAGCACCTGCATATTTGAAAGTCTCGCCCATCATGGAGACATTAGTATTTGCATTGCTGGAAGCAGCCGCCAATACATCGGAGAAGTGCGAAGCGTCCTCTGCCGATAGCTTAAACGCTGTCAGAGCATCGGTTACGATGTCAGAGGTCGTTCCTAAATCTTCGCCGGAAGCCGCCGCAAGGTTTAAGATTCCCTCGATACCGTTTAGCATATCCTCTGTTTTCCAGCCTGCCATTGCCATATAGTTAAAGCCCTCGGCTGCTTCGGTAGCCGTGAACTTTGTCGTAGCTCCCATCTCCTTTGCCTTTGCCGTGAGCCTTTCCAATTCGTTTGATGTTGCCCCGCTTGTAGCCTGTACAGTAGACATAGCAGCCTCAAAGTTCTTGTAGGTATCTATGGTGTCTTTGATACCGATTGAAACTCCGAGGACTGCTCCTACTTGCAAGAGAGGATTTCGGAGGAGATTTAATATCCCACGGACCGGAGCTGTCACAAAATCAACGGCTTTCATAGTGACCGTCCACGCTTTACTGCCGAGATTTTTGAGACCGCTTCCCAGAGTGGTTAATACCGGGGAAATCTTGTCTTTCGCTTCGAGCAGGATTTGATATTTCTCTTTCGCCCACTTGGAAAGAGACCGCTGTGTTTTCTGTGCGGTCTTATCGAACTTTGATACCGTATCATTGGATTTCTTGACCGATGATGTGGTTTTATCTGCCGCCGAACCGACTTCCTTAACGCCGGAAGCCATCTTCTTTGTGCCGGTCTGCGTCCTTGATGTGGTTTGTGTCGTCTGCTTTGCAGCGGTAGACAGCTTTCCGAGTTTATTTATGACATTTTGAAGCTCTGGGTCTGTATTGTCGATTGCCTCAATAGGTATCTCAATCCTGATGGTTTCAGCCACTCTCCTCACCTCCTTTCTTCGGGTTACTCATTGATTCGATATAAATTCTCGTAGAGGCAAGCATAAACGCCTGCTCCCCACGAGAATGTTGATAAAACTCCGATGGTGTCATTCCTGTACGCTGGAATATGTGATGTAGCAGCGTAGCCTTTCCACCGGCTTCTATTAGTTTTTTGCGACTTCCTCAAGGTTTGAATCGTAGCCTGATAAATCGTCAATGGCTTCGATGACCTTATCCTTTTCGCCTGCCTTTAAGGTGTAGTCGATAACATCTGTTCCGGTCATAACAGACAAGCCCTTTGATTTAAGAGCCTCCCACACCTTTTTGTTATCCCAGAGCATAGCCTTGTCCTCGTCCGTTGTGGCTGCATAGATAAGAGCCGAACGGTACTTGACATTGTTTGTCTCCTCCGGGAGCTTCATTCCAAACTGTTTATTTCTCACATACTTCGTATGCTTCTTTCTCTGCTTGTCGTATTCCTCCTCCGAAAGCGGACGAATGTTGAAAGCGAAATACAGCTTGCCCTCTCTGGCAATCTCGATGCGCTGCGTCTCGCCCTGTGCGAATCCGGCGGCTTCAATCAATCCCTGAATGAAGTCCTCCTCGTGCATACGGATATGGTTTTTTTCTTCCTCTTTGTCGAGTTCGATTTCCTCAACCTGTGCTGCCGAATCCTCAACCTTATTCTCCTCTGTTGCCGGAACTGCCTGAATACCCGGCTTAATATTCTTGTTATCTGCCATGTTTTTATTCCTCCTTTATTGGAAATTACGATTTAATAAAACAGAGGGTGCTTTTCTGCACCCTCCGTAACCTTTGTGTATATCTCTCTTAGATAGAGAGGAGCGACTGCAAATCAGGCGGCGTGTTGACGAAGAAATTCCATGCCCTCTTGATAACATCTCCGACCTGAACATTCTGCAAGTCAATCTGACCTGACGGAATGACATCATAGTATGCCACCGATTCAACCGAACCGTTTCTACCGTTAAGGTCGCCACGGAAGCTCCATACCGGCATTGTCTGATTCTTCATAGCCGTAAAAATTTCCTGAATGAAAGCGTCATCCTCAATTACAATCTGTGACATTGTGAGGTTTACGGCGAATGTGTTCGCTGTCTCATGCTCCTGTGCATCTCCCAGCACGGAGTAGGAAGCGTTGTTGAAAGTGACATTGGACTGAAAGCTCTCGACTGTCGCAAGAAGTACGCCCTGCGAGTTGTAGAAAGCTCCGTCCTTTCCTGTCCTTGCGTGTCGGGAATCCCCGGCTGCTCTTGTGTTAATCATTGTCTGCTACCTCCTTATACATTGGTGCTGAAACGGAATCTGTAAAGACCGTAGATATGCTCCATTGAATCCTTGTCTACGACATCGTATTCAAACCAGCAGCTATCTCCGTCTGCCTTGTAGACCTCCGATAATGCAGCGGTAAAGGCTATGAGCTTGCTTTCGGAAATCATAGCGTTTCCGACTGCCTGTAACTGTGCAAGTACCGCCTTTCTGCCTGTGTCGTCATTGTCAACCTTGCCTACAAGGTTATCCTGAACCACATTCATTCTGCGGATAAGCTCAAATCTGGTCTTTACCCTGCGGATTTTCTTCCAGCCGTCATCCTGATTGCTTGCAGGAGTAATGAGGGTGTTGATAGCATTGTCAATCCATACCTGCTTGGTGCTGTTGTAGGAAAGAACGATGCAGCCCTTTGTCTCTGCGTCCTTAATCTGGGTGTTGGTAAGAGGCTCTAAAATCTCCGTAAATCCGTTGATAACGGTGTGGGTAAGGGAAGTATTGGAAGCACACGCTCCAATCATTCCGGCGATTCTTGCTGCCGTCTGGTAGCCGTTAAGCTCCGTTCCGTTGCGGTCAACATGAGCATTGAGAACATAGTTCATTTTCTCGTCATTGAACGCTACCGCATGAGCAACCCTGACATCCAAATCAACCGTGTCCTTTTCTGCGATAACCGCCTGTGCAAGCGTACCAGCATTAAAGATACGATTCATAAACGCCTGCAAGAGAAGATGTACCGATGTATCTTCTGTATCTACGCAGATGGAATTGAAATCGAACGGTTCAACCGCTGTAAATGCGGA